CACCTGAGCTACAGCCACGACACGACCCCGCCAGAGCCTGACTACCGGGCGCTGGCGGTGGATGCCCTGGAGCGTCTCGCCCCGGATGCGTTGGCTGAGGTGCTGGACAAGTACCGGTCTATCAGGCCCATGCTGCCGGCGCCAGGCCGGTAGACCCAGCGCGATAGGGACGTCGACCCGGCGGCTCTTGGCCACGTTGTTTAGCTTCTGCTAAGCGGCGAGGCGGAGCCGCCGGGCTTGTCTGCGCCCTGTCGCCACTGCAGCAGAGCCACGGCGTGTCATGACGACTATGGGGTGGGGTGGGGGACCAACGTGCGCCCCATGGGAAGGCGCCGGCGCACTCCTCCCCACCCTTTTGCCGGATAGGTCCACCGGGATCGTGCGAGGCCGCCGGCGCCTCGGCGTGGCCAGGCTGTAGACCTGCCGCCAGTGACTGGTGCGCGCCGTGTCGTTTATCCACCGCTAAAGGCGCCGACGGCGGCCGTCCGCGCGCCAGACACGGCCAGCCTCAACCTACATGCCAAATTCAAAACAGGGGTGGGGGGTCGAAATCTTGGTAAAGTAAGTAAGGTGGCTCTGCATTAGCCTCAGATTAGGCGCATTCCGACCGTAAGAATCTGGTCAGATCGGAGTAATATCTTACTAAGGCAGTTCCGGGCCGGGTCGTAAGATCGGGTAATCCGCCTTACCACGCGATACCATTGCAACCACAATGACTTGCGTCTATTCCGTGGAAAGCGCCTTACTCGATCTTACGACCACATGGTAAGGTCCGATCTGAGGCTAAATACCCCACCCCAAGAGCCATCCTTACTAGTCTTACCAAGATTCTGACCCCCCACCCTAATCTTGCATCTCGATTACCGCCCGCGGCGCGTCATCAGGGGTCAGCAGCCCCTCGTGGATCAGGGCATGCATGATAGCCCATGCGGGATCGGCATGGCCTGAGATGTCGCGGTCGGCTACGAACGTGGGCCTGGCTCCGCTGGCGGTCACCGCCCGGCGGATCAGCAGGAACGCCGCGGCGATGTCACTCATCCCGGCATCCCACTGAATGCGCCGGTCCTCGATCACCTGTTGCGCCTTCAGCACCAGGCGGGTCTTCTGCTCCAGGGTGTAGTACAGCGAGGTCACCGCCGGGAAGAAGCGCTGCACCATCTCAAACACGCCACTCCCCTGCCCGGTCGTGTCCACGCCGATGTACTCCACCCGGTACTGCTGGCACAGCTCCCGGATCGTCTCCGCCTGCTGTTGCCACGGAATACCCCGCAGAGCGAACCGCTCGATCACCCGGAATGCCCCGCGCACGCTGGTTGGCGGCGCCAGCACGGTGATCAGCGCTCCGTCGCTACTACGTGCCGGATCATACCCGATCCACACCGGCCCGCCATACGGCGGGGTCAGCTCACGGTCCACGTCTCGCCAGGAGGCGGCAGCGTCCACCATGCAGTCCTCCAACTGCCCCAGGCGGAACACCCCGGCCGTATCGTCTATGAACTCGCACATGAACAACTGCGCGAACTCCGCCGGCGAGTACTCCTGGCGAAGCTGCTCGACATCGAAGAACGTGCACCCAGCCGCTACCGCGTCCTCTATCGTGATCACCCGCCGCCACTGGCCATCCGCACAGCGCTGCCCGCGCTCTCGCAGTTCCCGAGTACTCGGGAACTTCACCAGCGGCCGCCCCTGCGCCTTGCGTCCCGCATTGTAGGCATCGCCAGACCAGAACGGGTACATCTCATGACTGCGCGCCGAGGGCGTAGAGAAGTAGGTCTTCCGCCACTTCTTGTGCGCCGCCATGGCGCTCGCCACCTTGTTCAGCTTGGCGAACTTAGGTATCCAGAACGCCTCGTCTATGTAGACGTGCCCGTGATAGCTCTGTGCGGTGCTGGAGTTGGTTGAGAGGAAGTACAGCGTGCACACCCCGTGCGGGGTCACCAGCTCAATCCGATCCTTCCCCAGTAGTTCCACCTCGAACCACTCCCACGCCGCCTCCCGGATGTACTCCCGGAACACTTCGGCCTGAGCCCGGCTCGCGCTCAGGAACACCTGGTTGTCCCCCGTCAAGAGGCAGTCGGCGAACGCCTCCCGCGCGAAGTACATCGTCAGCCCGATCTGCCTCGCCTTCAGGATGTCCCGCAAGCGCTCGTGCCGGTGCTCCCACAGGTCCCGCTGGTAGGGCGTCATCCATTGCAGGAACTTGTCCAGCCATCCCGTCCCCACCTGGCTGAGATCATTCCGCCGCGACTTTCGCTTCTTCTTCTCTGGCTGATCCTCTATCGCCGCCGCCGCGCTTTCTGGATGCGCCAACCGGGCCTGCTTCACCGCCACCGCCACCAGCTTGTCCATCTGCGCAATCAGGAACTCCATCTCGCGGTAGTCAGCATCGCTCTTCTCCTCCCGTTCACACAGGCAGAGCCAGCGCCGCTGTGCCGTCGCGATGCACGCCTCTTCCGCGAACCGCGCGTCCCACTTCGCGTTGTCGCGCCATTGGTAGATCGTCCGCACCGGGATGCCCGTCAGCTCGGCAATCTCCGGGACGGTGTTGCCCTGGAGATACAGGCGGCGCGCTTTCGCAGTATCAGATTCTGGGCGGTTGCTCACACCACTAACCTACTCTACAACCCGCCTCTCTCCCGCCTCTCTGTCGCTCGGAATGCGCTGTCATGTGATAGTATCTCCAACCCCGCACATGACAGAATGAGCGGCGCCATAATCACCACGACAGCCCGTCTACATCATGCTATCATATCCTCAAGACAAGCCGATTCCAGCCGCCCCGGAACACCAGCCCCAGGCGCCCAAGATGCCGAAGAAGATCGCCGTCCTCACCGATTGGGTCACCATCGGCACCGCCGGTCCCACCGTGGACGGCCGTAACATCCCCGATACCGCCCTCGCCGAGATGGCCGAGACCTACGATCCCGAGGTCTATACCGCCGTCATCAACGCCGAGCACTACCTCGGGTTTGGGTCGTTTGGCCAGGTCCGCGAACTGCGCGCCGGCAAGAGCAAGGATGGCAAGCCCACCCTCGAAGCCCGGCTTGAGCCCAACTCGCGCCTGCTCGACATGGCCAACTACGGCCAGCGCCTGTTCACCTCCATGGAGATCATCGAAGATTTCGCCAAGACGGGCAAGGCATACCTGGTCGGGCTGGCGGTCACGGACATGCCCGCCTCTCTCGGGACCACCGAGCTGCGCTTCTCCCGCCAGGGCGCCCCCACCCAGTACCGCGCCGCCCCCGTCGAACTCGCCGCCGAGGCCCTCGCGGCCACCCCCGCCGCCAGCCTCACCCAGTCCATCTCCGACGCCATCGCCACCGGTTTCCGCAACCTCTGCGGCCAGACGCCGCGCCACGCCCAACCAGGGACCACCGCCATGACCGACGCTGAAATCAAGGCCCTCGTGGGCACCGAACTGGCCGCCAAGCTCGCCACCCTCAAGGCCGAGCTGCTCACCGCTCTCAATCCCGCCGAGACCGGCAAGCCCGCCGAGACCGCCGCGCCGGCCGCCCAGGCCGCGCCGCCCGCGCCCCCGGTCATCGACTTCAAGGCCGAGCTGGAGAAGCAGACCGCCGCCATCACCGCCCTCACCACCAAACTGACCGAGGCCATGGCCACCGCCCAGGGCACCGCCGGCGGCAAGCAGACCGGCGCCGCCGATCCCAGCAAGGCCCCGGTCCTCTAACCGCCCCGCCGGGCCTACTCACCCACCCGCCCAGCCCTTCCCACACCCAGGAGCGCCCCACCATGCAGAATGCCACCCGCACGCAGTACGCCGCCCTCCTCCAGGCCATGGCGCAGACCTACGGCGTCCCCTCCGCCGCCCAGCGCTTCGCCATCGAGGAGCCCGTCTCCATCCGCCTGAACGACGCCATCCAGCAGTCGGATGCGTTCCTCGCGCTGATCAGCGTCCTGGGCGTTGTGGACCTCAAGGGCCAGCCCATCCGGGTCACCGTCCCCAGCTCCATCGCCGGCCGTACCGACACCTCCGGCGCCGGCACCCGCACGCCTCAGCAGCTCGCCGCCCCGGCCTACTGGTCCTACGAGTGCGTGCAGACCAACTTCGACGTGGCGATGAAGTACGCGCTGCTCGACACCTGGGCGCGCTTCCCCGACTTCCGCACCCGCTACATGAATGCGGTCTACCGGCGCATCGCCCTCGACCGTATCATGATCGGCTGGTACGGCACCAGCGCCGCCGCCACGACCAACCGTGGCACCAGCCCCCTGCTGCAGGACGTGAATATCGGCTGGCTGAAGAAGCTGGAAACCAGCAACCCGGCCAACTTCATGACCGAGGGCGCCACCGCCGGCCAGATTCGCCTGGGCGCCAGCGGGGACTTCGCCAACCTGGACCAGATGGTTTACTCCATCTACTCCATGATTGACAAGGCCCACCTCACCGGCCGCGAGGTCGCCATGGTCGGCCAGGGCCTGGTCACGCGCGACATGGGCAAGGTGCTCGCCTCCCACGGCGAGACCCCCACCGAGCGCAACGCCATCCGCCAGCTCGACAAGAGCTACGGCGGCCTGCCCACCGTCATCCCGCCGCACTTCCCCGACTACGGCGTCATGGTCACCGACCCCGCCAACCTCCACCTCTACTACCAGCTCTCCGGCATGCGCCGCCTCGCCAAGGATGAGCCGGCCAAGGATCAGGTGGAAGACTACATCAGCAGCAACGAAGCCTACTGCTTCGGCGACTTCGATGGCGTGGCCGCCCTCGCTGCCGACGCTGTTGTCACCGACTGGTCCTGATCGCCCGCCACCGCCCGGTGGGGGGGCGGGGCCGACCGCCCCCCCCCCCCGCCCCCCCCCCCGCGCCCCCCCCCCCCCCCCCCCCCCCCCCCCCCCCCCCCCCCCCCCCCCCCCCCCCCCCCCCCCC